GTCCCAGATCGAGGACACGATCGCCGGCAACATGACCGACGCCATCCTCGACTTCGCCGAGGGCACCAAGACCGCCAAGGAAGCCTTCGAAGACTTCGCCCGCTCCACCGTGCGCTGGCTGGCCCAGATCATCCTCAAGCAGACCATCCTCAACGCGCTTCGAGGGTACACCAGCGGCGGTGGTGGGTATGGCACCACTACCTACACGGGTGGGGAGATGGGCTACACCCACCACCGAGGCGGCATTGTCGGCCGCGACGGCGGGCGCCGCATGGTAGATCCCGCCGTGTTCCAGTTCGCCCCCCGCCTGCACAAGGGCCTCCGGGCCGACGAGTTCCCCGCCATCCTCCAGCGAGGGGAGGAGGTGATCCCCAAAACCCAGACCGGCAAACCCTTCGGAGACGTGAAGGTGATCGTCAACAACAACAGCGGCCAGCAGGTCCAGGCCAGCCCCGAGGCGGTCAAGTGGGACGGGTCCAACATGATCGTGTCGGTGGTGATCGACGCCTACCAGCGCAACAAGATGGGCCTTAGAGACATGATGAGGAGCCCTGCGTAATGGCAGACTTTCCGAGCATACGAACCAGCGACTGGAACCAGTTTTCCGAGAATCTCCGCAAGGGGCAGCTCAAGACCCGGTTTGAATCCGGTCACGTCCACAGCCGCCCCAAGGAGACCCGCGCCCGCCGGCAGTTTCAGATCGGCTGGAACTGGCTGACGCGCAGCGACTACGACACCCTGGCCCTGTTTTTCGAGAACAATATCGGCACCAAGTTCAACTGGACCCACATCGTCAGCGGCACCGTCTACGAGGTGCGCTTTTCCGAAGACGTACTGCCCGAAGCAGAGCCCATCGGGCTTGATCACGTTAAACTGACCGGACTGAAACTGGAGCAATCCTGATGCTGAATCTATCCTCCGCCGCCATCACCGAGAAGAACAAGCTGGCCAGCGACGGGGTGTGGCTGGTGCTTCTGGAGATCCAGCTGCCGAGCACCGAAGTGATCCGGGTAGTGCGGAACAACCAGGACATCGTGTGGCCCTCTGCCGGTGGCCCCACCTACGCGGCATTCCCCTTCGAGATCGACACGCTTTCCGACCTCAAGCCGGGGGAGGTGCCGTCCCTGGCCATCAGGGTGAGCAACGTGACCCGGGCGTTGACCCCCTATCTGGAGTCGGGCCAGGGCGGGGTGGGGGCGGAAGTATATTTGCGGGTGGTGCACAGCCAGCATCTGGACCTCACCGACCCCGAGATCGAGCTGGTGTTCAAGTGTGTGTCCTGCTCGGCGGATTCCATGTGGGCCACCTTTGAGCTGGGGGCCTCCAACCCGTACAGCCGGCGCTTTCCCGGCAACCGGATCCTGAAGAACTTCTGCCGCTACAAGCAGTTCAAGGGCGACCGGTGCGGGTACACGGGGGGGCAGGCCACCTGTGACCGGAGCCTCAAGCGCTGCCGGGAGCTGGGCAACTCCACCCGCTACGGGGGGTTCCCGGTGGTGGGCGCGGCGGGGATTCAGTTGTGACCGAGCTGGACGATCTGATCGGCGTCCCCTTTGTCTTCGGGGGGCGCGATACGAAAGGCTTCGATTGTTGGGGGCTGACCATCGAAGTGTTCCGGCGATTCGGCATCGAGATCCCCGACTATCAACCGGCGTGCGCGGCACTGTCCGAGGTCGGGTTTTCCACCGGCAACATCAGTGCGGTGATTACGGAAAAGGTGGTTCGTTGGCAACGCATCGATGAGCCCGAGGTGCCCTGTCTGGTGATCTTCCATATCGACGGCGAAGCCCCCGGCATGTGTAACCACCTGGGGGTACACATAGGAGACGGCAAGTTTGTCCACACTCTACGCAAAAGAAATGCCTGTATCGAGCGGCTGTCCCACCCGTGGTTCAGCCGGCGGCGGGAAGGGTTCTACCGATATACTGATCACGGCGATTCAGAACCCCTTTGACCCCCATCGGTCCAGGCTGATCAAGCAGGTTCCCTTCGAGGAGGGGAAATCTGTACGGGACTACATCGTCGATTTCATGCCGGCGGCGAAAGAGGGCATCGAGCTCAAGATGGCCCTCAACGGGCGGTTGTTCGAGGGCGACGACGAGTGGTGCCTGACCTTTCCTTCCCCGGGCGACTCGATCATCTTCACGGCTGTACCCCAGGGCGGCGGCGATAGCGGCAAGGATATGATCCGCATGGTAGCGCTGGTTGCGATCGCCATTGTCGCCACTTACTATGCGGGGCCGGCGGCTGGCGCGGCTGTAACCAAAGCAGGGTTTGCAGCTTATTCGGGCGTGGCCGCTTTTGCGGCTACAGCGGCCGTCATGGTGGTCGGCGGTGTCCTCGTCAACGCCATGATCCCGCCCCCCAACATGGACCTGGGGGCCCTTGGGGACGGCGCCGGAGGGCTCGACTCCTCGGCCACCTATTCGTGGTACACGGCGCAGAACCGCATCAACCAGGGCGGGGCCCTTGGCGTGCTTTACGGTACGGTGCGGGTGACACCGCAACTGATCGCCAAATACACCTCCCTCGTCGATGAAGATGACACCGAGCAGGGGCAGCAATATCTCAATCTGCTGTTTGGGGTCGCCGATCACTATACCGATTTTATCGGGGATCTTTTCATCAACGATCAGCCGGAGAGCAGTTATCCCGATCTTCAACCTCCCGAAGTGCGGCGGGGGTTGGATAATCAGACGGCGATCGACTGGTTCGGGGTGACGTATTCCGAAGTGCCCATCAGTGTCGAGTTGGGGCATGTCTTCAACAATGATAAAAAGATTTACAATTATGAATATTTAGAGTTCGGAGACGACTACTATGATTTCGAGACCAGCGGCGCCTGTTCCTCTATCCTGATTGAGCTGAACTACCCTCGGGGATTCGGGAGCTTTGAATTAGTTGACTATTTTTCAACAGACCATGGCTGGAGGAAAAGATATGAATTGAGAGGCGACGGCGAGGGGATCTGGGACGTGCGGTACCGCGTCAAAGGGACCAGCACTTGGACTTATACGACATTTTCCGTCAGGGGCTATCGAAACCGGCGATTCCGGTGCAGCGCGATCATAGAGTTTGGTTCCACAGATATCTTTGAGGTTGGCATCAAGCAGCAAAATGAGGTTATCGAGGGCGGAACAATGCAACCATACGCTGCTCGATTGGAGGCGGTAACATCCTTCATTTTTGCCAACCCCCATGTGGTGCACACGACATCCACCGGCATCGATCGACTGGTGGTGAGCGTGGTCCTGCCCCAAGGGCTCTATCATCTGGCCGACGATGGCGAACTGGAGGATGCCTCCGTCCAGATCAACGTCGATGTCAAGAGGGTCGGGTCCGGTTCCTGGGACAGTCAGCACAAAAAAATCACTGCGGCGACAAATACGACCTTACGGCGATATTACTATTATACGTTCAGCAGTCCCGGCCAATTTCAAATTCGGGTCTATTATGCAGCGCCGCCGCCGGTTGGCCTACGCTATGCCTCGCGGGTCTTCTTCGATCATATCAAAGAGGGGCTTTGGGAGGGGTTCCGATACCCCGGCACTTCTATCCTCGCAATGCGCGCCCTGGCCACCGAGCAGCTTTCCGGTGGCCTGCCGCGCGTGTCCATGCTGGCGCAGCGCAATGGGCTTGCTGTTTATGACGGCAACGGGTGGTTGGATAAGCCGGCCAACAATCCGGCCTGGGTCTGTTGGGATATCCTGACCAACGAACGCTACGGCGGCAATATCGACTACGCCCGTATCCTCTACAATGAGTTCTTGCAGTGGGCCGATTTCTGTACCGCTAACGGGCTGGAAGTCAATGCCTACTTCGACACGACCATCGGCTTCGCCGACGCCCTCAATCAGGTCAGCGCCATCGGCCGCGGTACCGTCATGCAGAAGGGGACCGACTTCGGGGTGGTGATCGACCAGGCCGGCGGCGCGACACAGCTTTTCACCATCGCCAACATCGTGGCGGACTCCTTCAAGATCAACTACATGGGGATCGAGGACCGCCTCAACGCCATCGAGGTGACTTACACGGACAAGGACAAGGGATACATCCGCGAGGTCCTCGAAATCAGAACCCATGAGTTTGACACCGACGATCAAGTGAGAAAAGCCTCCCTGGACTTGAGTTTCATCACCGACCGGGAGCAGGCCGCCAAGCACGGGGAGTATCTCCTCAAGAACAATCTGTATCTCCGCAAAACCATCAGCTTCGATGCCGAGGTGGACGCCATCGCCTGCATGGTGGGCGATGTGATCAAGGTCCAGCACGACGTTCCCTATTGGGGGCAGGGCGGGCGCGTGGTGAGCGCCACGGCGGATACGGTCACCCTGGATCAGGAAGTCACCCGGGAGCCGGGGAAAACCTACGCCATCCTCGTCCGGCATCAGGACGACGACTCTCTCGAAGAGCAGAACATCGAATCGGTGGGATTGGAAAGTACCGACGATACCCTGCCATTGGTGGGCGCCTGGTCCAAGACCCCGGCCGAGGATGCGGTCTACTCTTTCGGCGAGCGCCAGGAAGTGACCGAGGAGTTCCGCCTGCTGGCAGTGAACCGCAGCGGGGAGCTGCGCTGCACCCTGGAGTGCATCGAATACAACCCGGCGGTCTACCAGCACACCTGGAATGTCGTCGTGTTTGAAGACGATCCGGTGGTCTTTCTCATCAAGAACCTCCGGGCCGACGAGTTCTGGCGAAATCAGGACGGCGGCGGGGTGGGGGTCATGGTGCTCACCTGGGACGGGGACGCCATTCTTTTCCACGTCTGGTATCGCCAGGAAAACACCGCTCATTGGGTTCGCGCCGGGGAGACCTCGAACAACAAGTGGGAGATCCATTTCCTCGATCCCGGCAAGACCTACGACTTCTGCGTCAGCGGCACCCGCAACCCCGATGACGGTCAAACCGTCAACAAGAAGTTCCAGGGGTGGGGCAACAAGATCCGCGTGGTCTGGCCGGTCACCAACCTTGAGGTCGTGGGGCAGGGCAACAACACGGTCTGGCAGGACCGGGACCTGAAACTCCGGTGGGCCTTGCAGGTCAGCAACACCCAAACCGCAGCCGGGAATGAACCCATCGGCGCGGGGAGCTTCCCCCCGACCAGCCACTTGGCCAAGTACCGGGTCCAGGTCTGCAACCCGGACGGCTCCCTGCGCCGGGAGCTGTTCACCCTCCAGCCCGAGTATACCTACACCTATGAGATGAACCATGAGGACACGGTGTCCAACGCCCTTATCATCAAGGTGTGGGCCGTGGACAAGTACGGCCATGAGAGTTTTTCGCCGGCCACCATATCGGTCTCCAACCCGGCCCCGGCGGCGCCCTCCGGGCTCAGGGCCGAGCCCTTCATGCGGGCGGTGACCTTCAACTGGTCCCGCAACTCAGAGATAGATTTCGACCACTACACCTACGCCACCAAGCTCAATGACGACGCGTGGTCGGACTGGGAGGAAACCCCTGCCCCGGCCTTAACCCGGCCACTGAGCGATGCCGAGATCACGGCCACGGGCGGTCAGGCATTGGTTTATATCAATGTCCGCGCCCACGATACCTTCGGCAATGTTTCCGGTGAATCGACCACCTTCGCCGAGACGATGGTGCTGACCGTCGAATCCACCGACATCGAGGACTTTTCCATCACCGGGTCCAAGATGTTCGCCAAGATCCCCATCCTCGAAAACGATATCTGGTACGCCGATACGCCGGCGGCGGGCCAGGTGAGCTGGAACGCCCACAAGCTGTTCTACAACGGAGTGGAGCACAGCATCGCCGCCGGCAACACGGCGGTGTCGGCCGACGACGACGCGATCTTCATCTACTGGCAATTGGCCAGCCCCACCACCTACCAGACCAGCACCACCCACCCCGGGGACGACGGCATCCTGGGAGAGCACGACTTCATCATCGCCGTGAATGTCAACGGGGCCTACAACCTGGCGTGGAACTCGGTGGCCAACCAGGTGGTCGGGTCTGCTTATATCATGAAGGCGGCCATCAACGATCTGCACGTCAACGAGGTGTCGGCCAGCAAAATCAAGGCCACCAGCATCATGACCCCCGGGGTCTACATCGGGGATGCCCTGTATGGCGAGTCCGGCACCGGGCGCGTGGTCACCGCCTCGGTCAGCGCCGCGGGGCTCTACCTGACATCGAGTTACCTGGGGTTCTACGACGGGGCAAATTGGGCCGATTCGGTCTACATCAAATCTGACGGCAAGTTCAAATTTAGCGGCGATTCCAACCAGTATATCGAGTGGGACGGGAGCAATCTAGTCGTCGCCGGAGACTTGATCGTCAGAAATGCGGCTACGGTGAGGACCGACCTCAATGTGGAGGATGGGGCGACCAATGATAGCCCCTGGCGGCATCCATCCGATGGAACAAAAATCAATGGCGGCAGCGTCTACACCAACAGCCTCGATTCTTCGAAAATCAATGACGTGGAAGCGGGGGCGACCAACAACAGTGGTTGGGAGCATCCATCTGATACCACTCGCATCGATGGCGGGAAGATCTATACCAACACCATCACGGCAAGTAAGATCAATGGTGGGGGATTCGGAACGCTCACCATCTCCTCGGGTAAGATCGTGCTTACGTCACCCAACGCTATCGAAGTGAACAGTGTTTCGGGGATCTTAGTTTATTCCGGTGGTAGTGTTCGACTCCGGGCTGAAGCAGGCGGTGGGAAGATTCAGTTTGCAAAGCCTGATGGTACCGAGATCGGCTTTCTGACCGCATTCAATTCATACATAGGTGGTGGTTGGTATAGCGCTTTTGGTTACACGCTGACATTGATGCACGATAGTCATAGAACCGATAATTACATCTTGATTGGCGGGTATGGGGAGCAGTTGCCGACTTCGGAGAAATCATGGCTCAAAGCTCAAGATGAATCCTATTTAGAAGCCCAAAAAATTATCAGCGGTTATCTGTGCCATGCCAGATTTCGCGCGAACTATGAATCTACGACCCCGTATACCGCGATAGAAGTATACGACAGGACGCACTACGATAGCGTCAACTTGAAACTCGAATGTGCGTCAAAAGCTTTTTACCCGGATAGTGATGAAGTCTACGATTTAGGCAAGTCCGGTAACAAATGGAAGTCGGTATGGGCCTCGGATGGCTCTATCAATACGTCCGATTTGCGGAGCAAGGTCAATATAGAAAGAGCCTCTCTTGGTTTGGACTTTGTTCTGCGTGTCGAACCGATTTCATTCAAATGGAGGGACATCAACCAACCTCTTGATCCCAAATTATTTGAAAACGAATCCCGCCGCATTACCCACAAACGCAAGCACTACGGCTTCGCCGCCCAACAGATCGAGGAGGTCCTCTCTGAACTGGGTATTCCCACCAACGATTTCGCCGGCCTGATCCACGACAAGGAAACCGACCAATACGGCACCCGTTCCCACGAACTGCTGCCCGTTCTCTGGCGCGCGGTGCAGGAATTATCAGAGCAAATCAACCTTTTAGAGGAGAAAATCAATGCCTGAAAATCAGATGCAAGAAAATCAGATGCGGATCGACCCTAAGGACCTGTTTGCCACCATCGGCGAGATGTCCGTTGAGCTTCGGATGATGCGGACCAGGAATGCTGAACTGCAACAGGAGAACGAGAAGCTCCGCGAGCACAACAAGGGGTTGATCAAACAGGCCAACACGACCCCCGCGGCCAATAAAGGAGACTGACGATGGGTCAGTACCAG